AAAATTTATTCATGTTAAATTTCTCAATTGTGTATTTCTTCTGATTCTGCACTGTATCCATTTATTGTATGTATTTTCAAGCAACACGGATAACTCGAATTGATACTTGGCTTCATAATATGTGCATTCGCTTTTTGACTTGCACAGTCTAAGTATCTCTCGGCGAAACATGTTCTTGCCTAGCTTCTGCACATCTTCGTTTAGTTCTTCTGATGAAGAGTAATAGTTCTTCCAATCAGATTCCACGCGAATCTTTTTCTTCTTCTTCTTGATTGTTTTATAACCAGCGCGGGTGAATAGCTTTTTGCCGATATAAAAGCGACCATCATTGAGATTCGTTATCTTGTAAACAAATCCAATGATGTCGCTTATTTGTTCTAAAGTAAAAACTTTATCTTGATATATCCAGGGGTTTTCATAATCCATAAAATTATTTATTCATGGATTCTAGAATGAGTTTATGTACTATTTATTCCTCTTCGTCACTCCAGGACTTGTCAACTTCATCTTCATCATCGTCAAAATCATAAAGATGACCGCAGAAAGGACAGTAGCAATCCTTACCTGATACGGCATCTTCATCATATTCTATCGTGTATTCTGAATCACACGATACACACATTAGAGTCCTCTCTATCATATGACCTCGCATCCCCCAGAGGCCGCCGAACACGCCAACTCCTGTGTGCCTGTTGTTGTATCACGCTTTTCATATTCTGATAGCTTGGTCCAATCAACATTCTTAGGCATCTTTAGAAGCATGGCTTCATATTCTTCCTTTGTGCAATCCTGATAAGGTGCCTGTTTATAAACATGATCAGAAAATGGCAAGAACGATACGCCAGACATCTCGTCAAAATGTTCATATACCCACGCACCAACTTCCATCCACTCGTCTTCCTTTACAGAAATGGTAACTGATGGCTTATGTTCACAGAAATGTCTCTGATATTCCAACCACAATTCAAGCTGCTCAATCGCAGTCATGTCCTTGCGGAATACTGCATTCTCTGGTGTCTTCATGGGGAATGCAAATACATATGTGTGATCTGGCTTCATCACATCATCTTCAACAGGAAAGCCTGCATCAACCATCATCTTGGCCAAAGGATCTTTCTTGTCAGCACGAACTGTACGAATGTAGTATGGTGCATGACGAGCGTGAATACCTGATGCCGAGTCAACTAATTGTGATACTGTTCCAGAAGGTTTGACGCATGTGATTGCAGCAGAGCGAGGAATACCCAACTTCTTTGCCCATTCAACATTTGTATTCACAGCACGATCACGAATGGAATTCAATGTTGCACGAAGTTCATCTCTTCCTTTCTTGCCATTTGTGATTTCATTGTCCATGATGCCAGTCAATGAAACGCCAAGCAATCTTTCTTCATCGCAATTGTTCTTCCATGTGTTGCGAAGATACTTGAAGTTTGTTAATGTAGATTGCCATGTTCCAAGAATTGTTGCAAGCCTGATTTTGCGATGAAGATCAACTTCAGTATCCGTAGCGCGAACAACAACTTCGGTTAGATTGCAGAATTCACGATTGCGAAGAATGATTTCGGAACATGGATTGGTTCCGAAATCAAAGTCTGGATTACGACGACCATACTTCTTGGCTTGTGCTTGCGATGCTGCTCGCGAGAAGATTCCTCTTTCGCCAGACTTTGATTCATAGAGAGCCAGCCATTCTTTCATGAAGACAGACATGTCAGGCTTACGCTTTGCAACAAATGAATTGTTGGCCAATGCTCTTTGTGCATTTTGTTCCCACCACTGACCACTCTTGGCAGCACGCATACCATCATCTGAAAGATCTGACAATGAAATTAGAGCGGAACGACGAACACCACCAACAACGACAATCTCGGCAATCTTGCACACGATATCATGGCATTCAAGAGATGTTAACTTGCGACCAGCTGCGTTTTTGAAAATGCGTGTGACAAATTCAAATAATGAGACAAGTGGTTCTGGACCAGATGCACGACCGCCAAATGTCTTGAGTGGCGCACCTGCAGGCCGAACCTTTGATACATCCCAACGAACAATTTGTCCACCATATAAAAGATGAATGACTTCCTTGAGGGCTTTTGCCCAGCCCAACTTGCTATCGCCGACAACAACAGTTGTATCAGAATCATAGAAGTCTTCCGCAACGATAGGAAGCTGATCTGTAAACTTTTGCTCAACCGAGAAACCAACTCCAGTACCGTTCATAAGAATATACAGAATTTCATCAAATGATCGAGGTGAATCAACAGCAACATATGAGCAATTATAACCAGCAACATTTTCGCGATGCAATGCTTCACCAGCAGTCATGAGGCATCGCATTGATGGCATAATCTCAAGACCAAGAACAGCTTCTTCAAGTTCACGACGCTCTTCGGGCTTTACCTTGTAGTTGCAATGATCTTTCAAATGATTTTCAAAGAAATCAAAGAAACGACCTACAGTTTCAAACCATGTCTCGCGTCTATTCTTTTCCGGAAGCCACCTTGAATATCTTGAAAGATGAATGAACGACTGATATTGTGTCGGAAGTGAATTACTCATTTATGCCTCTTTATTAATTATTTGTTGACAATATTTTTTCAATAGGAAATACTTGTGATATTACCTTTGCAGCCTCAACAGCTATAAGCATGTGTTCTTTTTGAGTTCCATTACCTGAACGTAAATCTATATAGTGAACCCAAGATCGAAGAGTTCCTTTCATGTACATTCTAGAAAGTGTAATACCTTCTGGTAACACCGATCTTGCCACCTCTTTTGCTATACCATTACTAATTGCCCAATCATAAACTTTTTTTGTAACATCTAATACTTCTTGTTGATAATTTAACCAATTATTATTCAGACACTCATCATTTGTTTCAACGCTATTTTGTCTATTTTTATTATCTTGTAATCTGACATCACGAAATTCACAACCCAAATCTGCAATGGCATATCGTTGTGAAAATTCTTGAAATACAAATGATCGGTGACGAAGAATCTGTCGTGCGATGTCGCGTGTGGTTTCAATCTCTAATGTCATGTCAACCATTTCAAGCGGGGACCAATGCTTGTGCTTGATCAAATAATTGACAAGCTTTTCCGATGTATCATTATTGAATTGATTGCCTGGATTAGAAACACGCGCACAAAATGCAATAAGATCAATGGGCGTGACAATCCCTTGATCTTCTAATCGTTTCACAGGTCTTGTATAAGACACCAATTCTATTTTCATGAATCACCCATGATGTTGAGGATAGTATACTTATCATAGATAATATCATAAATCTAGAAAATATCAACAAAAAATTATTTTATATTTTTTTCCATTGATTTAGCATGAACTTGGCCTTAACGCCACTAAATACATTCTCGTCAATCATCTTCACGATTTGTTGCAAATTCTTACCAGAAAGAACCAGATCATTTATATCTTTGCAATTCATCGTTGATGGCCAAATACAAACACGCAAGCCCGCATCTATGTTTTGTTCAATTTGTCGCACAACATCTTTGTTTCTTGGCTCGTTGTCGGAAATAAACACAGCAGTGCTATCATTTACATATTTACGAACTTGAATTAGATTAGCACCGGCAATTGCAATTGCATTTGGTAGAAACATTGAATCTATTGGACCTTCAACAACGTATGTCGTCTTGGAGACATCAAGACGATCCAGACCATAGATCTTTGGTGCTTCTTCATTAATCTTTATCGTGATATAGCGTATCTTGTTGTCGGCAGCCAATGCACGACCTTGAACAGCAACAAGTTTCTTTTGTGTGTCATAAAATGGAATGACAATACGAGTGTCTTTCTTCAATTCTTTTCCATGAGCAGGAACAAGTTCATCAATGAAGTCACGAAAATCTTCAGCATAATATAGATTGATCCAGAACTCTTTAGGAATCCTACGATTTGCTATATACTGACGAGCATAGTGTTCATTCTCTAATGAGTCTATTGTTGGTAGATCTATTCTTGCACGAAACACGGGTGCTTTCATTGTCATTTTTGGTGGAGTCATGACGACTGTGTTAGCAGCACCAAATTTTTCCATCATATATTCACGATATGCATTTTCGTCAATCATTTTGATAAATTTTGAAATTGCCATAGATGCAGAACAATTATGGCATTTATACATCAAGCTGCCCTTGAGTTCAAATGCATAGCCACGAGCTTTCAACTTGTTTTTTTGAGAGTCGCCACAAAGTGGGCATCTCATATTGGCAAGTCTATCACTTTTCCATGCAAAGCGTTCAAGCTTAGGCGAGATCAAATTTAGGTATTTTTTATCTAACCATATCATGTCTCAAGTATAAATGAGATGATATTGAAAGTCAAATGATTAATTGAATATCTTGGATAGTGTTGCAAAATTTACGCTGGAGATCAGCCACATTACTGCGGCTGACCCACCAAGAATCATCCACTTCCAGCGTTGTATTTGTTCAACTACGTTTGAAGACTTATTATGTTCTTGTGTTATGTGTTGTTTTAGTGCTTTGATTTCGTTTGTTATTTTTGTTTCGGTATTTTCAATTTGTATTGTTAATTCACGATTTACTGTTGTTACTCTTGAGTGTAATTCTTTTATATCTGTTAATAACTCTGTTCTTCTTAGTTCTATTAGTCTATCTAATTCTTGATCTTTTCTTTCGTGATATTCTAGTTTTTGTTCATGAAGTGAAAGAATCTTAGTCATGGATACGGTCAACTCTTCTAATTTTTCTATTGTTGCATCAAGTTTTCTAAAAACATCGTTTATCAAAGTTATATCTTTTTTTAGTAATTCTACTTCAGTATTTACGTTTGATTTTCTTTTGACCGTAACCATGTTTATTATATCACTCTACA